CTAGTGGGTTAAGCCCTCGCGTGCGAACGGAAAGTTAGTATCGACAAAGATCTGTGTGAACTCAAACGGATCGACTTCGATGCCCGCTGCGCACGCGCGCGCAGACCCTTCGCTCCAAATACGATTGATTTCTTCGGGAAAATCGTCTGCGAAATCCATTTCGCGCGCGACGACCTCAATCCATGAATTTGCGACGCCGAAAGTCTCAAACAGAACGGGCTCGGCCGCAGCTAGGCCAGCCGCTAAGTTTTCATCTAAGGCGCCGATAGCTGCGAGAACATAGCTGTCGATGAACCGGAGAAATGGTTTTCCATCGTAGCGAGACATTGATGCGGTCTGACTCAAGTTTCAGGGCGTTCCGTGAAGCAACCCTATCTTTCGCGATGGAAGTGCGCCAGCGGCGGAGGTCCGCTCAGGGTCGTGAACAGCCCTCAGCGTCTGCCGCCGTCTATGCTCGCCTTTCCCTTCGCTCCGCAGACGGTGCAGCGAAGGCTACGAGCAAAGTCCATTGGCCGTTGCCAAGGGCCAGCCTTGGTTAAGATGGCCTGGCGGTTCCAGTGGACTGAGTAGCCGCAGATGCACCGGATCGTCATCCAGTCCAGCTTACCCGTACGCGGGTCCATGTCGGCCATGCGTCAACGGCCCGACTTCGGTGGAGCCCAGCCATAGCCGTAGTCCGTTGGGCTGAGGCCGGCGTCAACCAGCGTGGATATGACCTCCCATCGGTACTGTTCGGCGAGAGGGCCGGCGTCGATCGGGCCCGACACGGTGATCGCCGGCATTCCGGCCCCGCACCTCGGGCACGGCGTGCGACGCTGGATCTCCTCGAAAGTGCAGTTCAGCAGCGTCCGCGCGCGGCCGAGCATGACGTCGAGCCGCCACGTTTTGGTGGCGAAGCAGGACGCGCACTTGAAATGGACTTCGCCCTTGAGCTCCAGAACCCGGACCAGCTTGGTTCGGGCGACCCATGGGTCAAGTTCGACCATCTTGAGGCGTTCGCGGTCGCTGGGCTCAGGCATCAGCGTCAGAGCGGCGCCCGATCTGGTCGGGGTTCGGGTTCAGGTAGTAGTAGCGATGGCCGGTGAAAAATTCCGCCGCGACATCGATCGCCGACAGGCAGACATGGAGCATGTGGTAATGCGGGCTCGACGGTCTGACATTGCGCAGCTCAGCGATGATCGCCTCTCGGCCAGGGCGAAGCTTCTCCAAGACGGGGACAGGATTATCTAAGCCGCTCGAGCGGGTATGGCGTCGGGTCATGCTCTGCGATCCGGCTTTGAGGCGTGCGTCGTCGCGCGCTTCTGAACGCGTAGGGCTGGCATGAGGATGTCTCCGATGTTCCGTTAATGTTCTCATTCCGGAGGCTTGGAGAGTCAAGCGTATCGAGTCGGCAGGGGCCCCAGAGTGGGTTGGACAGTCGTCGAAATTGCCCAATGAAAACAAAGGGGAGGGGGAGGGGCGTTAGACAGCACAAGCCCTTGTGTGGCTTGGGTTTCCCCGGTCCCTCCAGGCCTACCAACCTTCTCAAGCATAAGCCGATCTCCGCTCGGCGGATAAGCTCGGGCGCGCCCGCGAAGCGCGTATGAGCGGGTAGGCTGTCGCCTGGGCGATCGGTGGAATTTACCTCCTGTGCAAACCAAGGTAAGGTTTGAAATTTGCGCGATGTGCAAAGTTTAATCTGCGTCAGACTCGGACGTATACGCCGCCGCGACCGATCGACTCACGCGAAGGAGGCGTGCAGAGTGGGGGTGTTGAAGGCGGAGGTTGTCGTGTTCGCGGTGACGCGTTTCTGCGTACAGGCCTTCGGAAGGCGGGGTGGAACGCTCATGCCGACCGAGGCGAAGGAGTGCTATTTCGAGGAGGACGCGCGACGCGAAATGCAGATCCTGGCCCGGCGTTCGTCGGGCGTGGCGCTGTATCGCGTGCGCGGCGAGCCGCTGTCGGGCCTATGGGGCAAGCCGCGGTTGATCGAGCGTCGGGGCGAGATCCTGGCGCTGGATTGAGCGGGTTTACACTACCTTCTTAAGGGTTTGTCCGATCTCAACCAGCTGCAGCCGCTGAACGGGCTGGAGCTGGTCCCAGATCGACCAGATCGCCTCTGAAGCCTCCGGGTCGCGCATGATCAGGTCGGCCGGCTCGCAACGATAGATGGTCGCCAGGGCCTCGAGCACGTCCTGGGAATAGCCGGTCTCGCCGCGCTCGACCCGCGAGAGCTGGGCGACCGAATACGGATAGCCGACCTCAAGCTCCAGGCGCTCGACAGCCTGCTCCAGGTTCATGGCGCGATGCTTGCGCCAGGCGCGGATGAAGGTCTTGCCGCGCCGCTTCGCCTTGGCCTGCCGGTCGGGTGTCATGCAAATCCCAGGGGAGCGAAAGGGGCAATGTCCCGACATTAAACACAAAATTTGCTTGCCATGCAAATTTGTATTTGGTACAAATTGGATATTCCGAGAACTCCGCCCTGGCGACGCGAGCCGGGCGGGATCTCTCCCGAAATTCAATCCACCGGCTTAAGCCGCAGGAAGCTCCAGATGATTCCGATCCAAGCGACCGGTTCGGCCGGTCAGGTGACCTCGCACGTCTATACGGCCCGTCGCACCGAGGCCGATCGCCGGCCGCCGCGCGCCATTCTCACCGCCCTGCTGATGGGTGATCCGCGTCCCGACCGCTACGCCGTGTCCGAGGCGATCCGCAGCCGGCTGTGCGGCGCCGTGTTGGATGGGCCCGTGGTTCCCACCAAGGTGCTGGCCGTGCTGGAGGCCCTGGCCGACGGCCCCCTGACCCTGGCGGACCTGGCCGACGAAATGGCCGTCAGCCTGTCGGCTGGCAGCGATCGGGCCCAGGCCGCGCGCCTGTCGGGCCTGATCGAGCGCCTGGGCGGCCGACCATGCCGGGTCAGCCTGACCGCCGCCGGCCGCGCCGTCCTGGAGGAGCAGGGCGGGTGAGCGGCTTGCAGGAGGAGATCGCCGAGGGCGCTATCGACCGCGCCGTCCAGGCCTGCGGACCGCGCAAGCCGATGCTGTGCGCGATCATCCGCGCCGCCGGTCGGATGCTGGCGGAGAGCGAAGGCCACGACTTTGTCACCCAGGTCTGCGCTGGCGAAGCCCGCCGCCATGCCCTGGCTCAGAACCGACGCGGCGTCCGCTTCGGGCGCTGAGCACGACATTCGAAAGAGAAGGGGATCGTCATTTCCGTCCAAGTCATCCGCCCGGAGGGGCTGACCGCGTCCGAACGCGCCGACATGGCGCGCGCCGATCGCGCGGCCAGCCTGGCGATCAGTCCCGCCGCCCGCCAGGCCGCGCGTGAGACTGTGCTGCGCATCGCCGGCGCCCAGTTGGCCCGTGCCGAGGAATCGGAGATCGCCGCTGGGCTGATCGAGACCCTGCATCTGGCCCAGGCGCGCGGCGAGGTTGTCGCCGGGGCTTCTGGCGCCGGACCCTTGCGGATTTCCACCCGCGATGGCCTGCGCAGCCTGCGCCAGGGCGATCATATCACCGACGCCCACTACGCCGTCGGTCTCTTATACCGCGCAGGCTTCGAGGCCCGCGGCCGTGATCTGCGCGCCGCCAGCCTGGAGCCCGGTCATAAGGGCGGTCACGACAACGATCGCTTCGTCGCCGCCCGGCTGCGGCGGGCCCGGATGCTGGACTTTGTGGCCCGCGCCGATCGCGCCGTGGCGATGTCGCTGGCCGACAAGCCCATGGCCCTGCGCCTGCTGCGCGCGGTGGCGGGCGAGGGGACCAGCCTGTCGGCCTGGGGCGCGGGTCGCGCCTTCACGCGCAATCGACAAGTCCTAGTCGAGACTCTGGACCTCGTTGTGGACTTAGCCAAGCAGATTGCGCGTGATCGCAACCGTAGGAACATTTAAAGAACAAATGGCTTGACTGTCGGGAAGGTAGATAGTCTAATCTGATCATTATGGGAGGTGTGCCTTTTGCAAGGCTTTCAACCTCCGAAGACTGAAGTTCAAACCTTTGATTTTTCCGGTTTCGACGGTTCGACTTGAGCCGCGAGCCGGTCTTTGGCGACCCCCCGCAGCTCCGTCGAGGCGCGGGGGCGTCTCGCCTGCTCATCCAGGAACCTCCCACATGATCCTCGCCCCCGCAGTCGGGAGCCGCCTGGCTTCCGCGACCCGTCCGCTCGCGCCGCTGCCGGCGGACCGCCGATGAGCGTGCTGAAGATCCGCGCGGCGCTGGAGACGGCGCTGGCCGCGATGAGCCCGGCCCTCGCCACGGCCTGGGAGAACATCGCCTACACGCCGACGGCGGGGACGCCGTACCAGCGGGTGTCGATGCTCTTCGCCGAGCCGGCCAACACCGAGTACGGCCGAAGCTTCCAGCAAGGCGGACAGTTCGTCGTCGCCCTGTGCTGGCCGCAGGGCGCGGGCGTGGCCGACCTGGCCGCTCGCATCGAGCTGCTGCGCTCGACCTTCTATCGCGGCGCGGCCTTCACCGCGGACGGCCTGACCACCCAGGTCGCCCGCACCCCTCTCATCCTGGCCGCGATGCTGGAGGGCGACCGCTACGTCGTGCCCGTCCAGATCCCGTTCGTGGCCACGATCACCAGCTGACGGCGGTCTCCGCCCGAAGGGACGGGCCCTTCCGCCTCGTCTGACCCACCCCTCCCGAAAACGACAAGGAGCAGATCCCCATGGCTGTCGCCCAGGGCATCAACAAGAAGACCGTCTACAAGAAGCAGACCGGCCTCGGCGCCGCCGCCACGGGCGCGGGCGGCCAGGTCGTGCGCCGCACCAGCTCGGTGTTCCAGGCCCCGCCGGACACTTTTGAAAGCAACGAAATCGTCAGCCATCAGCAGTCGACAGGCGTCGGCCTGGGCGTCGTCAAGCCGGCCGGCAAGATCGACGGCCTGCTGTCCCCGGGCACCTACGCCGCCCTGCTGGGCTCGCTGCTGCGCAAGGACATGACGGCGGGCGTTTCGGCCGCCGGCGCCACCATCACCATCGCCGCCTCAGGCCAGAACTGGACCCTGACCCGCGCTGCCGGCTCATACCTAACCGATGGCTTCAAGATCGGCGACGTGGTCCGCCTGACGGCCGGCGCCTTCAACGCCGCCAACACCCAGAAGAACCTGCTGATCGTTGGCCTGACCGCTCTGGCGGCCACTGTCCGCGTCGTCAATGGCGCGCCGCTGGTCGCCGAGAGCAATATCGCCAGCGCCACCGTGGCGGTGACCGGCAAGAAGTCGCTGGTCCCGCTGAGCGCCCACTCGAACGACTACTACACTTTCGAGGAGTGGTATCCCGACCTCGGCCGTTCCGAAACCTATGCCGACCAGCAGGTGGGCCAGGCCGCGCTGAACCTGCCGGCTACGGGTAACGCCACCATCAGCCTGGACACGGTCGGCCGCACCCGCACGCTGGGCGCGGCCCAGGTGCTGACCTCGCCCAACGCCGAGACGGTCACTGACATCCTGACGGCCGTGAACGGCGTGATCCTGGTCAACGGCGCGCCGGTGGCCAACGTCACCGGCGCCCAGGTGACCATCAACGGCAACGCCGCCCACAGCGACGCCGTGGTTGGCTCGAACGTGGTCGACGACATCCAGCGCGGTCGCCTGGCCGTGTCGGGCAGCTTCACCGCCAAGTTCGACAGCGTCACCCTGCAGACCATCTTCGATAATCGCTCGACCACCTCGCTGGTGCTGGCGGTGACCGAGGACGCCACGGCAAACGCCGACTTCGTGGTCATCAACCTGCCGATGATCAAGCTGACCGGCGACACGCCCGACGACGGCGAGAAGGCGGTGATCCGGACCTATCCGTTCACGGCCCAGATCAACAGCGCCGGCGGCGCGGCCTTGGCCACCGACCAGACCATCATCGCCATCCAGGACAGCGCCGCCTAACTGGCGCGGTCCTTTCTCCCTCCCCCTGAAGTCCCCTCAAAACTTAGCGGCCGGGTCGCGCCCGGCCGTCCTTTTCCAAGGACAGACCATGACCAAGTTCTCGACCGAAACCCTGTTCGACCTCACCGACCTGGACGCCGTCGCCGCCGGCGACACCCCGTTCGAAATCGAGTACGTCCGCGCCGACGGCACGGGCTCCGGCGTTTTCCTGCTGGTCCTGGGCGGCCAGTCCGAGAAGGTGCAGAGCGAGGTCAATCGCCTCGTCAACGACCGCCGCAAGCGTCAGGCCGTGGCCGCCGCCATGACCGGCCGGGCCAATCCCGAGAAGGCCGACTTCACGCCGATCGAGGACGACATCGCCTTCGGCCATCGCCTGACCGCCATCCGCCTGGTCGGCTGGCGCGGCATCAAGCAGGAGTGGTCGGCCGAGAACGCCTTCCGCCTGGTCAGCCGCAATTCCGAGATCGCCGAGCAGGTCACCACGGCGTCGAACAACCTCGGAAATTTTATGCCGGGCAAGTCCGCGGCCTGATCGCCTACGGCCGCGAGCAGTTCGAGCTCGCCGGCCGGCAGGACGACGGCGAGCCGCTGCGGACGCACCTGGAGAGCCTGGCCCGCCAGGGCGATCCCGAAGCGACCTGGCGCCTCGCCCATCCGCCGGCGCTGTCGCCGCACGTCGCCCACCTGTGGGGCTGGTACGCCGACCTCTGCCAGACCCGCCAGTCCGGCGGCTTTGGCCCCTCGCGCCTGTCGCGCCTGGAAATCCAGGCCTGGGAGCGCGACGAGGGCGTGCGGCTGGAGCCGTGGGAGCGGCGGGCCCTGATGGCCCTGGACGCTGAACATCTTCTGATCATGACGGCCCCCGCCAAGGGCGGCTGACCACCAACCGGGCTGCGCTCTCCTCGCGGGGAGCGCGGCCCGAAGCCTTTTTGGGAGAGCCGTTGTGGCTGATAAGGATCTGGATGAGCTGATCACGGACCTCAAGAAGGTCGCCGTCGCCACGGCCGGCCTGACGGTCGCGCAGATCGCGGTCAAGAAGGTGACCGATCAACTGACGGCCACCGTCGGCGCCTTCGACAAACAGGTGACGAAGGCCACGAAGGGCGTCGAGGACCTGACGGCCAAGGTCAACGCCCTCAACGGGCAGGCGGGCCGGGCCGCCGGAAACGTCGGCGACCTGGTGGGCCGATTCGATGACCTGCTCGGCAAGCTCGGGCCGCTGAGCGACGTGATGACGGCCGTCGGCGACCGGCTGGAGGTCGTGGCGGCCATGGCGCGACAGGGCTCTGCGTCGATCAACATTCACAACCAGTCGCTGGTCCAGCTGCAGTCGGCCAGTATCGCGGTGGCCAATGCCCAGGGCGCGGTCTCCGACGCGATGGGGAAGACCGAGGCCGCGGCCGACAAGAGCTCGGAAAAGCTCAAGAAGGTTCACGAGACAGCTCAGGAGCTGGGCGGCGCGATGATCGACGCTGTCGGCGCGCTAGCCTCCGGCGAAGCGCCCATGAAGGTGCTCACCGAAAAGGGCGGCGATGTCGCCAAGATGCTCCTGAAGGCCAAGGTGGACGGGGTCAGCCTCGTCGAGACGTTCAAGTCCCTCGGCCTGGCCACGGGCGTCTTGCAAGTGGCCACGACCAGCGCCGCCGCCGCGCAGGACGTGAATGCCGTGTCGGCTGGTGCGGCGACCGCGGCCATGGAGGCGCAAACGGTCGCCGCGGGCGAACTGGCCGCCGCCGAAAGCGTGGCGCTTGCTCCGCTGGGCGTCATCCTGGCGGGGATCGCCGTCGCGGCCGCCGGGGTCGCGGCCGTGTTCGCCATCGCCGCGCACGACATCAGCAAGAACGCCGGCGATCTGACCAGGGACATGGGCCTGACCGAAGAGCAGATGGGCCGGGTCAAGGACAAGTCCGTCACGATGGGGGACGTCGCCAAGGCCACCTTCGAGACGCTGGGCGACAGCTTGATGGGAGCGTTCGGGCCAGGCCTGAAGGCGATCGGCGAGGGCTTCACGTCCGCCTATCACACCGTCACGGACGTCTCGCTGAAGGCGGCGGCGTTCGCGGTCGGCGTCTTCGCCGGCGCGGTCCAGGCGATCCGCGTCGCCTGGGCGGTGCTGCCGGCGGCGATGGGCGACATCATCATCTCCGGCGTCAATCTGGTCCTGGATGGCGTGGGCAAGATGGTCAACGGCGCCATCGGGCTGGCCAACGGGCTGATCGGCACGGTCAACTGGCTGGCCAAGAAGCTGGGCCTGTCGCTGGCGCTTCCCGATCTCGGCCAGGTTCAGGTCGCCAAGCTGACGAACCAGTTCGCCGGCGCGGCCAAGTCGGCGGGAAGCGCGATCAGCGCCGCCTTCGGCAACGGCTTCAGGGGCGGCTTCGAGGGCGTGATGGACATCCCCGGCCGGATCGCCGGTCGCGCCGTGGAGATCGCCAAGGATCGGATCGAGAAGGAGGCTGGCGCAGCCGCGCCGCATTCTACGGGGGCCTCGCCCGGTCATGACGCGGGCCGCAAGGCCGCCGACATGATCAAGGCGCGCGACTACGGCCATCTTGATCGCCAGGAGCCGATCTCGCTCCAGCAAGATGCGCCTGTCGACGGCCTTCGTCCGGGCGTCTTCAGCGTCGAAGGCTTGAAGAGCTTCGAAGACCCGATCAGCAAGAATCTCGATGCTCTGATCAGCAAGCTGACCGACATCAACAAGCTGGCGCCGGAACTCGGCAAGCAGTTCGAGGCGGCGTTCGGCAAGACCGGCAAGGCGCTGAGCGATGTGCTGACCAGCTTTTCCGCCTATGCGCTGGAAGTCGCCAAGCTCGACAGGGACGCGCCCGGTGGCGTTCTCACGCCTGAGCAGCAGGAGAAGCGCACCCAGGTCCAAATCAAGGGTTACGCGGCCATGGCCGGCGCGGCCAAGGGGTTCTTCAAGGAGAATTCCGACGGCTACAAGGCCATGCAGGTCGCCGAGATCGCGTTCCACACGATCGAGACCCTCAACACCATAAAATCGATGGCGCTGCACGGCGCCGAGACGGCCAGCGCGGTGAGCGGCGAAGCCGCCAAGCAGGCTGCGTTCAGCGCCACGGCCTACGCCAAGACGCTGAGCGGCCTGCCGTTCCCGTTCAATCTGCTGGCCGGCGCGGCGGTTCTTGCCGCGCTCGTCCAGGCTGGCGCCGCGATCAAGGGCAAGCCGAGTGGCGGCGGTTCCGTCCCCGGCGCCAACGACATGAAGACGCGCCAGGACACGCAAGGCGCAGGCTCGGTCCTCGGCGATCCCAAGGCCAAGTCCGAGAGCCTGGAAAAGGCCCTGACCCATGCCCAGGCCTACGAGAACAAGGATCTCGAATACGGCAACGCCATGGTCCGCTCGCTGAAGTCGATCGACGACCAGATCGGCGCGGTCGCCTCGGCCTTGGCCAAGTCGTTCGGAGCCGGCGGCATGCTGAGCACGCAGGGCCTGAACCTGGGCAAGACCGGGACCTCGGCGACCCTGTCGAACCTGGGCTTCTCGAAGTCGACGACCCGGACACTGCAGGACCAGGGCATCCAGTTCGACGTCGCGACCCTGGGGGCGATCGGCGAGGGCGGGCTGTCCGGCTCGACCTATCAGCAGGTGCTGGAGACCACCAAGAAGAAGGCCTTCGGGGTCACGACCTCGAACAAGAGCAAGGTGATCACCGAGACCGGCGCTCTGGACGGCGATTTCCTTGATCAGATCACCAAGCTGGTCGGCTCGCTGGGCAAGGGCGTCACCGACGCGGCCAAGGCGCTGAAGGCGACGGGCGTCGAGGAAATCTTGGCCAGCTTCAAGGTCGAGCTGGGCAAGCTGTCCTTCAAGGACATGACCGGGACGCAGATCGAGGAGGCGCTGAACGCCGTCTTCGGCAAGCTGGGCGACGACATGGCCAAGGCCGCCGTGCCGGCGATCGCCCAGTTCCAGAAGGTGGGCGAAGGGGCTTTCGAGACCCTGGTCCGCGTGGCGAGGCAATATGAGGTGATCGACACGACGCTGAAGTCGGTCGGCATGACCTTCGCCACCGTGGGTGTGGCCTCGCTGGAAGCGCGTGAGCGCTTGGTCGACCTGGTCGGCGGCCTCGACAATCTTACCGACCAGACCGCCTTCTTCGCCGAGCACTTCCTGAGCGAGGACGAGCGGCTGAAGCCGGTCAAGGACTCGGTGGCCGGCAGGTTGGCCGAGTTGAAGCTGCCCGCCGACCTGTCGCGCGACGACTTCACGGCCCTGGTCCTCAAGCAGGACGTCTCCACCCAGGCCGGCGCCGAGCTTTACGCCGCTCTGATGGCCCTGGCGCCGGCGTTCGACAAGGTGGCCACGGCCGCGGAGACCGCCCAGAAGGCGGTCAGCGACAAGAAGGCCTCCATCCAGGACCAGATTGACGCCCTGGTGCTGTCGCCGGCCGAGCAACTGTCCAAGTCCCGCAAGGCGGAGATGAAGGCGGTCACGGAACTGGACCAGGCGCTGGCGCCATTCCTGGAGACCCTGTGGAAGGCGCAGGACGCCGCCGAGGCCGCCAGGCTGGCGACCGAGCAGTCCGGCATGCGCGCGGACCTTCTGGAAGCCCAGGGACGGAGCGAGGAGGCCAAGGCGCTGCGGCGCACCCTAGCCCTGGCGGCGATCAAGGACCCCATTCAGCAGGGTCTTCAGCAACAGATCTGGGCCGCTCAGGACGCCGCCGAGAAGGTGGCCGCCGCACGGGACGTGTTGACCCAGGCCTATCAGCGCGAGCACGACGCTATCCAGGCGACCAAGGACAAGTTCCAGGCGCTGTCGTCGTCGCTGCGGGCGTTCAGCGCCAGCTTGACGAGCACCATCGCCGGGACGGATTTGGCCACGCGCTACCGTATGGCGCGCCAGACCTTCCAGGCGACCGCGTCCCTGGCCCGACTGGGCGACCCCGACGCCATGGGCCGGCTGCAAGCCGATGGCGAGGCCTTTACCGCCGCCTCGCGCGACTACGTCTCGACCAGCCTGGACTATCTGCGTGATGTCGGCCTGGTCCGTTCGGCCGTCGACGAGGCGGCCGACACCGCCGACCGCCAGGTCTCGATCGCCGAGCGGCAGCTGGAAGCGCTGGACGCCTCGGTTCAGGGACTGATCCAGATCAACGGCAGCGTCGTTTCGGTGCGGGACGCGATCGCGGGGCTGCAGGCGGCCAATCAGGCCGCAGCGGCGGCGGGTGTGGTCGCTGTTGGCGGCCAGCCCATCCCTGGTGCGCAGAGCAGCGCACCAAGCACGCCTTCGCTCACCAATGCGCAAAAGGAGCTGAACAACGCCGCCTTCTTCTGGGGCCTGGTCAACAGCGACATGGGGCGCGCTACAGCGAACGATCCCTCGGACATCAACACCTACGCCAAGGGAATCGCGGCCCGGTACAGCCCCGGCTACCTGGACATCGTCAACAGCCAGGGGATCGACGCCGCCAACGCCTTGGTGGACGCCGGAAAGCTGACCTACGCGCAGGGCGGCGCGCTGAAATTCGCCACCGGCGGCGGGTTCGAGGTTGGCGGTTCCGGTCCGCCGGATTCCAAGCTTTTCAACTTGGCCCTCAGCCCGGGCGAGGCGGTCAATGTCCGCCGGGCCGACCAGAAAGACGACCCGTCCCTGATCAGTGAGCTGCGGCGCCTGCGCGAGGAGCTCGCGGACCTGCGCGCCACCAGCGCCCGGATCGCCACCAGCAACGACAAGATGGAGCGCACCTTGACCAACGTGACCGAAGGCGGCCGCGCCATGCAGACCCAGGCTGCCGCCTGATGCGCGCGCTTCCGCCCATTCCCATCACGCCCGCCCTCCTGACCAGCACCACCTGCGCCGAGCCGTCGGCGGGGGAGGCGGTCTGGAGCGCCGCCACGTCCTACAAGGGCGGCGACCGGGTCATCAGCACCACGACGCATCGCATCTACGAGTCGATCCCGAGCAAGAGTTCGGCGGTGATGATCACGATCAGCTCGGGGGTGATTACCTGGCCCAGCCATGGTCTGGCGGCCAATACCCCCATCACCTTTTCGACCACGGGCGGGCTGCCGTCGGGGCTGACGACGGGGACGACCTATTACGTCGTCGCCGACACGGCCAACACCTTCAAGGTCAGCGCGAGCAGCGGCGGTGGCGCGCTCGGGCTCAGCGGTTCGCAAAGCGGCGCCCACACGGCGCTGGTCAGCGTCAACCTCGGCCACGATCCGGCGACGGATACCGCGGGCTGGTGGCTCGACGTCGGCCCGACCAATCGCTGGGCCATGTTCGACCTGCTGCGCAACACCGGTACGACGACGGCCTCGCCGCTGACGGTCTCGATCACGCCGGGCCAGCGGGTGGATTCGATCGGCGTCGTCGGCATGGTCGCCGACACCGTGACGGTCTCGGTCAAGGTGGCCGGAGCGACCGTCTACACAGCTTCGGCCAACCTGCTGAACCGGCCAACCAGCGGCTGGTACGACTACTTCTTCGGCGCGTTCCGGTATCGCCAGGAGTTCGCCCGTTTCGACCTGCCGCCCTATACCAACGCGGTCATCACCATCACCCTGACCAAGGCCAACGGCGATGTCACCTGCGGCGGCGTGGTGCTGGGCTCGTCCGTCTATCTGGGCCGCACCCAGCACGACGCCGAGAGCGACGCGCTGAACTTCTCGAAGATCGACCGCGACGACTTCGGGACCGCCGCCCTCGTTCCCCGCCGCTCGGTGCCGCGCACCGTCCAGACCCTGCGCTGCAAGAAGACCGACGTCGATCGGATCCTGCAGCTGCGCGACGACCTCAACGCCGTGCCGGCGCTGTGGTCGGGCCTGGACGACCAGGACAGCGGCTACTTCTCGGCCCTGCTCATCGTCGGTGTCTACAAGCGGTTCACGATCTCGATGGACCAGCCGGAAGACGCCCTGATTTCCCTCGAACTGGAAGAGGTCTGATCCCGTGACCGCACAAATCACGGCGCTCCCCACGCCGCCGTCCACCAACGACCCCGCCAACTTCAACACCCGCGCCGACGCGTTCCTGGGGCAGATGCCGACCTTCGTGACGGAGGCGAACGCGCTGGCGACCGAAGTGAATGGCCTGGCGGTTCAAGTGACCCAGGACAAAGCGGCCGCGGCGGCTTCGGCGACTACCGCCACGACCAAAGCTTCGCAGGCGGCCGACCAGGTGGGGCTGGCGGCGAATCAGGTAACGCTGGCGGCCGGCCAGGTCACGCTGGCAGCCGGCCAGGTGACACTGGCGACCACCCAGGCGGGGATCGCGACCACCAAGGCCAACGACGCGGCCGCCATCCTGACGCAGGTCCAGAATGTCGCCTCGGGCGTGTCGTTCTCGACCAAGTCGCTGACCTCCAACGCCATCGCGGTCGGGACCAAGACCTGGACCGTCGACAGCGGCGAGAGCTTCGTCGCGGGCATGCCGATCTATGCCGTGGCTAGCAGCGACCCGAGCCGGTTCATGGTCGGAGTCTGCACCGCCTACGCCGGCGCCACCCTGACGGTCGCCGTCACTCAGGTCTCGGCGACCACCGGCACGGTCAGCAACTGGGACATCAGCATCGGCGGCGTTCCGGGCGTTCCCGGCGCCGGCTTCCCAGCTGGCGGTCTGCCCGGCCAGCTGTTCCGCAAGAAATCCGCCGTCGATTTCGACACCGAGTGGGTCCCGGACAACGGCGGCAACCTGTTCTCCTGGCAACAACAAGGGATCTGATCCATGGCCACCGCGCCCAATTTCGCGTCCACCACGCTGCCGCCCGACATCGTCCAGCTCACCGCCGCCAACACCAACCGCGACGGCACCGGCACGATGGTCAAGGTCGCTACCGGCACCGCCGCGGGCATCGTCACCGAGCAGCTTCGCGTCACCGCCACCGGCAACACGACGGCGGGCATGATCCGCTTTTTCCTGTCGCTGAACGGCGGGACGTCGAAGTTCTTCCTGACCGAAACGCCGGTGCTCGGCGCCAACCCTAGCGGCACCGCTCAGGCTTTCACCACAATCGTCGACGCCCTGACCGGCCTGACGCTTCAGGGGACGACCACCGAGCTCTACGCAGCCACCCACAACGCCGAAACCTTCAACGTCATCCACCACAAGGCGGGGCTCTAAGCATGGCTATTCCGAGTAGTTCTAATCGCGGTGTTTTGGGGCGAATTGGGGCGACGCAGGGGGCTGGTGCGGCCACTTCGGTAGTCGGACAGTCGACCGGTCCAGCCTTCGTTACCGCTTCGGGAATCCCACCGTTGGGGTGGTTAGGCATCTTCAACACAGGTCGATACTTGACCTTCCTTGATAGCGGGACATTCACGGCGCCGGTCTCTGGCTACTATCGCGTCCGTGTACTAGGCGCAGGTGGGAGTGGAGCAACGATCAGTGGCACAATGAAAAGAGCCACTGGCGGCGGTGGCGGCGGCTACTCGATGGGTACGATTTGGCTAACGCAAGGACAGAGCATTCCGGTCACAGTGGGAAAAGGCGGCGTCTGGAGTGGTGATGGCCAGCCGGGGAGCGTGGGCGGAACCTCCACCTTTGGAGCTTACATATCCGCTACAGGCGGTGCAGGCGGCCTCTGCGCGGACGCCGCAAAGGCGGTTGCAGGTGCTCTTGGAGGCGTCGGTACGGGTGGAAGCTTGATCAACGCCAATGGCGGCAAGTCCGGCTCGATCGACGCCAACGCAGGCTACTCCGCGAGCGGCGGCGGAGGCGCGGGCTCGCAGCTCGGTCATGGCGGAGACTCGGGATCGATCAGCGGCGGCGCAAGCAACAACAATGCTGCGACGGGCGGCGGGGGCGTCGGGGGGGCTACTTCGGCCAGCATCATACGAGGAAGCGAGCAGGCAACGGGGGGAGCCGGTGTTGCCAGCGCTTCGACTGCGCTGCTCGGTGGTTTTGACCTGTTGTCCGTCGGAGCGAACCTGAACATCAACGGTACCGTCAATTCCAGCAGCGCGGCTTTTCGCTTTCCCGGCGACGGCTTCGCGGGCGGCGGCGGCGGCCCCAACTACCATACCACGTCTAATGGTGGCATCGGCGGCACAGGAGCCGGCGGTGGCGCGACCATTGCATCAAACGGTACATGCACGTCTGGGGCTGGCGGTGTGTTCGGTGGAGCCGGCGCTGCCGCTAGTGCTAACGCCACCATTGCACCAAAACCAGGCTTCGGCGGCGGCGGGGGCGGCGCTGCGTGTAACGGTGGCGGCCAATCGACCGGCGGCGACGGCCTGATTGTTGTCGAGTGGTAGCCAGGCCAAGCGAAAGCTAACCCCATGGACATCCCCACCCTGATCGCCAAGTCGTGGCCCTACGTCGTGGTGGCCGCGCCGGGGATCTATGCGGTGGTCAAGGACCTCCTCGGCCGGCGGGCGATCGCTCGCAAGGCCGAGGCGGACTTGATGCAGATGGCGCAGGACGCCGCCTCCGGGGTGATCCACACCTTGCGCGAGGAGGCCGAACGCCTGGCCCAGCGCCTCGAACAGGTCGAGGCCGAGCTGGGCGACCTGCGCCGCGAGCATAGCCGCATGATCCTGGACAAGGACGCCCGCATCGCCCTCCTGGAAGGCGAGAAGCGGCAGCTGGAGGCCAGGGTCTCGGCCTATCGCCGGATCCTGGCCGCCAACGGCCTGGCCGACGAGCCGGCCTCCCAGCACTTCGAGGTGGCGGCCGGCGACAAGCCGGTCGTCATCCCCGCGGCGGTCGGCTGACCGCCTGAATCCCACAACAAAGGAGCCCACCCATGCCCACGCCCTCGGCGCGGGACGTTCCCGCCTGCGCGCTGGCTTTGATCCAGAGGTTCGAGGGACTGCACGACGGCGACAAGAAGACCGCCTTGCTGGAGCCCCAGGCCGATCCCGTCGGGATCTACACCGTCGGCTGGGGGCACGCCCTGTTCGCTGGCGGACGGCCGGTGAAGGATCGCGAGTATGCCTATCGGCTGTGGCGCGCGCGCTGGCCGGCCGGCATGGTTCGGGCCGACGCCGACGCGCTGCTGAAGGCCGACGCGCAAGCCGTGTGCGACAAGGTCGTCGCGCTGTTTCCCACGACCCGGCTGAGCGACGGCCAGCTGGGGGCCATGGTCAGCCTGGCCTATAACATCGGCGTCGGCGAGGTCGGCGGCGCGTCGGACTTTGCCGACAGCAGCGTGCGCCGGCGGCTGATCGCCGGCGACGTCCAGGGCGCGGGCGACGCCTTCCGGATGTGGCGCTTCGCCGGCGGTCGCGAACTGCCGGGCCTCGTCGCCCGCCGCGAGGCCGAGCGCGCGGTCTTCCTGGGTCGCTGA